CTATATTACCCATTGGAGTATCAACAATTTTAGCTTTGCCGATAAAATTTGTTCCATCTGGATGAAGACTTGTTATCATGTGTGAAACACGATCAAGATTGATAGATGGATTATCAGGATGCCCCAATTCACCATATGCACGATTTTTATTTACATATTCTCTGTTATATCTATCAACTTCTTTACTCAAAACATTTATTGGATATATTCTTCCATTTCTGTTTTGTTTTTCTGCTTGCATAAAGACACCAGTAATATAATGTGTTTTTTTACCATTCTTTGATTCTTCAACTAGATAACTAATGTCTTCAACTTGTTCTTTTATCAATTTCATTGGTTATAGCCCCAATCTTTTTCTTTTTTGTAGTGATCTAGCACGTTTTCTGATAGCTTGCTGTAAATGTGCTCTTCTTTTCATTTTGCCTTTGCGGGCACCCATTTTTCTATTACGACGTTCTTTAGCAGACATTCTTTGTAATTTACCACCACGAAATGTCATACCAGGAACATTAGATACTTTTTTGCGCCTTTGAACTTGTCCGCTTCTAATTCTGACTTTTATAACTGAAACTCTAGATGCCATTATACCTGTCCACGACGTTGTTTGACTACTGATTGATTTGCAGTTTCACCAGTTGCAACCATTACTTTACCTGAAGGAAGCATTAGTTCTTCAGTCTTGATACCAACTATACTTTTCAATCTAGACATTAATGATGATTTATTTTTAACAGTTTGTTTTGGAAAATGTTGTTGAACTATAGCTTTCATTCTTTGTCTAGTAACTTCTTTTTGTCTTTCTTTTCTTTCAAGTTGTTTAGCAGAATCTGAAGCAATTTGTTGACCAGCAGAAATTCTCATAGCAGTATATAATTCAGCAGCTTTTTTTGCCTCTTTTGCAATATCAGATTTTGAACTATGTTTAATTGGTGGATGTGTAACTTTTTTTCCTTGTTTTCTGGCAATCATGGTCATAGCTAGATGTTGTGCTGTTTTTGATGGATCATTAACTTTTTTTTTTCTAGATTCGGTTAGTTCTTTTACAGAATCTCTGGCTGCCATCATCTTCTTCATTTCTTCCATTTTGCGTTCAACAATATTACAAATTTGTTCTTTTAGAACATCATTTGCTTCTTTATAATTATTTTCTATTAGTGACTCTATTAACTTACTCATGATGCTGCTGGTCCTCTGTTAAATGCTACAGGATCTGCTGTCTGTCCGGCATCATAATCCCTGGAATCTTTTCTTAGGTCTACGAACACTGTAAATGTATTACCTGTTCCAATATTGGATGTTGTAATAAGAATGTTACCAGTAGCGTTTGCTTCTGGATTAGAGATAACCGCTCCGTCACCCATGCTAGCAAAGTCATAATCAAATGGAGTTGTTGAAAATGTTATTATTTCAGAATTACTATCGCCTTGCCATTGAAGCTTATAATAACTTCCTGGTCCAGCGGCTGTAGAATTACCAAATATTCTTTTGATTGTTGTTCTGTAGTTTGACTTCTTATCTACATTTGAAGTCATAATATAACCATTTGCATTAAGTGCATTCTTGAGTGTTGATGCATCTAACAATACAGTATTTGCTGCTGCCGTCCCATCAGAGATGAAAACATACTTAATTAACGCTCTTTTGTTTGTATCAACTAATCTTTGCTCTCTTATGAGATTTGCCATGTGTTATTGCCTTACTGCGAAATTGATTACTTTTCTAAGTGAAGTGATATCTTCATTGATCATCTTCTCCACTTTTCTTTTGTTTCTTTTATTTAGTGATTCGTGAAGATTCATAATTTTCTTGGCAATTCTGTTATTAACAGTAATTGAAGAATCTTCATATACTAATTCTGATTCAATATCTCTGTTTTCTGATATGATACGGATCTTGTTGAAATTTGTTTGTTCATTATAATATCCTGGTTGACCACTCCAGGCACGCATTTGTTCAGCACTTTTGCTTCTATCTACTGTTGTTCTATTTCCAGCGGGATCAACAACTTGTGGTTTTATATTACCAAACTGATAATCTGCTGGTGTTCGTCTACTTAATGGTTCACTATCACCACCTCCAGAACCAGCTAATGCTTTACCAACTGCATCTGCTGCACCAAGAACTGCTTTTGGTACTTTTAATGCACCTTTAACAGCACCTTTAGCAGCACCAGCTGCTGTTGATGCGGCTTTTCTTAATCCTGTTTTTCCTGCTGCGGCAGCTCCAGCAGCTGCTAATTTACCACCAGCAATTGCACCTTTTGCTGCTAAACCTAAAGGCAAAACAGTTGTCGCAGCTTTTAATCCACCCCATGCTGCATCACTAGCAGCACCTGCATAATCACCAGAAAATGCTTTTTTACCAGCACTATAAAGGTCATTTACACCAGAAACATCTCCAGCAAAATCAACAGCAGTTTTGGCACCACTTTTTACATCTTCCCAACTCAATTCATTAAGTTGTTCTTGACGTTTTTCTTCAAGTTTTTGTTTGAAAGATTCTTTAATTGGTTTGTTCATAGTGTTTCTAGCAAAAGCTGCTCCCGATCTTTGTGCTACTGGTACATTTGGTGTTGGTGTTGGTGTTGGTGTTGATACTTGTTGACTAGAATTAGTTTGTTGTTTTGGCTGTTCTGATTGTTTTGGGTTTTCTAATTCTTTTTTTACTTTACCTGGAATTATTGTTTTTGCAGTTGGATCTGGTTTATTGCTTCGTCCTATTAATTTTCTAGTAATATCACCTAATCCTGCACCTATTGCTGCTCCAATTCCTTCAGCGCCACCGTGACTTAAAGCTCCCATAACTGCTGCACCTGTTGCTCCAGGAGTTTTTGCTCTTAGTGCAGCTGGCATATTCATTGCAATACCTTGTCTCTTTTTAGAGTCAGATGGATCTATAGATTGAAACTTTGCTGATTTTAAAGCATCTTTACCTGCCCAAGTTCTTTGTATTTTACCAGTTTCAGGATTTTTTATATTACTTCTCATGCTACGAGTTAACATAGCTAACTTTATTGCTTGTTTTCTTTTTTCTTTTGGATCCAAATCTTTATCATCTAAGTTTTGTCTTCTTTTTACATAAGCTCTTGTAGCTAAGTCTTGTGATATTTCGGTCAGAGCTTCTTCGTTCATAGTCAAGTGTGTGCCAAGATTTTTGGCACTAGGACCAAATGGTATAGATACATATTTGTCAAGTGCTTGTGAATAATATAAAGCAACTTTTTGATTATCAGGGTACACTCTAATAGCTTTTCTCTTCAATACTATGATAGATGGCATATCTTTTTCTGATGGATAATTCATTCTAGATTTTGGATCTAGTTTAGACAAATAATCTTGTTGTTCATTTAATACATGTGCCATGAGACTTTCAATGAAATAATGAAGAGACTTCTTTTCTGCTTCAGTCATTTCATTGACATTTGTTTTTGTAAGACCTCTTTTGATAAGAGGCAATTTGGCTTCGTCAAACAAACCGCATTCAGCTAGTTGTGATAAACCACTGACTATTGAGTTGGTATCTGAAGAATAGCTGTTTTGTTCTAGTATTTGTTTGACTGTTTTCATGATTATTTAAAAAACTTTGATCCCATATCAGACTTCATTTCTTCAAGCTTTGCTGATGCTTTTTCAGTCAAAGCAAGATTGAAATTTTCTTTCATTGTAGGCAAGTCTTTTTTCAAAATATTATTGATTGCTTCTTTGATTGATTTACTCATAGTTTCCTAATCTCCTGACTGATTATATTATTTATATTATGTTTTTGCTACACATTCAAAATACAATACTTCAAGATTCATATTACCACTTATAGCATCACTACCAACCAAGTTTGATGGACCATTAACTATTTGTATTTTGGTGCTTCTTGGTAGAATGAACTCACAATCATCAGCATTTGATGAAAAATCAGCAGCATATAATCCTTTAGAGTTTTTCTTGATGAATATTTGTAGAAGAACAACTTGATTTCTGCCAGAACTACCTACAGACTGTTGTGCTTGACCTAATACAGATCCAATATTAATAGTTGTATCTCTATATCCTTTGAAAGCAAAAGACATTCCAGGTTGCATTGCTGACATATCAATATCTGGACTTAACTGTGTGAACGTCAAAAAATCTTGAGGAACACGAATTTTCTTCATAGCAGAGTCAAGTGATCCAATAACGTCTGGCATAGTATCATCTGGAGATGATCGTTCTATTTTATTTGCAGGAACACCAGCTGGTAATGAAGCCAATTTATTGTTAATATCATAGTATCCATTGCTTGTGAAATAATAGATTGCATCTAACTCTCTATCATCAAACTTTTCTGGACTATATGTTTGAGTCATAAACTGATGCAACTGTTGCACTTGTGACAGCATTTGTGCATTAAAATTGCCATAGTCATCAGCGTTTTGTTGTTGGAATGTATTTGTTCTGACTGCACGATTAAATGGAACAAGTTTATCATTCTGAACAATATGTGTTACTTGTTGTGTTTTTGGATCCACATACCGACCAAAACCAACATAATCTAAACCTAGACCACTTGCTTTTTGTGCTGCTGGTGATTGGGGTTCTGCTTTAGCATAATTTAAATCTTCTTTTATATTTTTCATTGCAGGAACTCCAATTCATTTGCTTGTACCATAAACTTAGATGGAAGTGCTGGTGTGCCATCAGGATTTAATGGATTACCTTGTTCATCAGTCATAGGCTGTTGACCACCATTTTGTGCAGCTGCCATTTGTTGTTGCTGAGCCATTTGTTGTTGCTGCTGATCTGCCTGTTGTTGCGCAACAATAGCATTTTCTTGATCCATTTCAGCTTGCATTTCTTGGATTTCTTCTTCATCCAATTGAAGGACATTCTTTTTGATCCATGCCATTGAATAGTATTTACCAACATATGGATCAACAAGTTGCAATATACCCAATCTGCTTGTTAGAAGTTCTGCTTCTTTTAGTTCTGTGAAATTATTATCTTTCTTGAAATCATACCAAATTTCTTCTTTGATTTCTTTGAATTCTTCATCAGTACAAATTCTTTTAAGAACAAGTTGGACACGAAGCATGTCGTCAAACATATTGGAAAATTTACTTCTTAGTCTTTGTACGAATTTAGTAAATTTTAATTCATCTCTTGTGATTTCTGTTGTTCTACCAAGAGAGAATCCAGATTGTTGTTCAAGACGTGAAATGGGAACACCAAGAGACTTATATAGTTTCTTTTCAAAATACTTTACATCTTCAAGTTCACCTAGATTTTGACCACCAGGAAGTGTGGTAATTTCAGTTCCCTTACCACCTTCACGTCTTGGTAGCCAAAAGTCTTCAAGCATTGATAGATGTTTTCTATCATCTCTAATCTCACCTGTCGTGGAATCATAGACAAGCTTATTACGATACTTGACCATGATATCACGAAGATACTGTTCTGCTTTAATTGTTGGCATATTACCAACGTCAATATAGAAAATTCTGCGTTCTGGTGCTCTTGACAATCTATAAATGACTGTAGCATCTTCAATCATACGAAGCTGATTGAGTGGCTTGATTGCTTTGTGTAGATATGAGAGAACCATGGCTCTCTTGGCATCCATCAAACCTGAATTGACGTTGACAACAGCATCTACAGCAATCTTGGAACCCATATTAGAGTGTGCACCAATGACACCTCTTTCGTTATAGAGGTAGTATTCTTTTTGTGTTTTAATAATTTCCATGCCCGTCTTAGGGTCACGAGTTTTTTGAATTTCACGGATCTTACGGATTCTTCTTGGATCAATATATCTTAGTTCTTTGATACCATCTGCTGGTGCTGTTTCATCAATTACGACATGATAGAATAATCTGCCGTCAATATACCAACGTCTGAAAAGATCATGACCCATATTACCAAAATTTAGAAGTCTTAATACTGTATCAAACTCTTGTTTAATTTTTATTTTTACATTGTCAGGTAGCTTTACATCATCTAAATTAACATCAACAGATTCACCACTATCTTCCATAACAATGGCTTCATTGACAATTTCATCAATAGCAGTCTCTAATTCGGGCTGCATTGACATTTCACGATATCGTGTTATAAGTTCTATTTCATTTCTAACAACACCATCTAAGTCTACATAGGTACCATAGTAGGCGCCAGACTGAATAGTAACAGCACCATCATCTGTCTGTGGAAGAGCAAATGTTTTTTGTGTTTGATCTTGTGTGGTTTTATTATTTTGTTGATCGTCTTTTTTGCGGCCTATCTCAAAGCCAAACAATTGTATTGCCACCGACTATGTTCCTTTCAAAGAAAGGGTGGAGAGTATCTCCACCCAATACAATTATATATAGTAATTAACCAATAGCAGGTAGTTGTGGACTCAATGGAACATTGCTACCGAGAACATCAGTAGTAGCGCCATTGGTACCAGCATTCCACTCCCACCATTGATAAGCAAATGTAACAGCATATTCTTCAATGTTATCATTTGCGCCCCAATCCAATTCAATTGGGCTTACGTCAATTGGAAATAGACCAATGAACTTATACTTTTTGATTACATTTCCTGTCTTGCCAAATTGAGTTACATAACCATCTTGCTGATAACCAGAATCACCTTTGATGAAATTAGGATTACGAAGGTTGCCAACATGAGAGTTAAGTCCACTTAACCACTTTTCAAAAGCATCACGAATCTTAAAGTCTTCATCGTTAATGATAGTAACAGTCCATTCAGGAAATGATCTGTTGCCAGCAAACTTTAGTTCACGACCAAAGTAGAATTGTGGAATTTGATTTACTGTTGAGCCAGGCAATTGTGCTGCTCTGGCCATAAACGTGAATTGTTGTTGTGCACCTGCACCAGAAACAGTAGTAGGAAATGTTAGATCACATTTAAACAAATTAGGACGTGCACCGTCATAATTCATTTGTGCTCTAAATTCTTGTACTCTAAATGACATTCTTAATACTCCTTTTTTCTATATTTATTTTACTTTTTCAATTAATTAGTATTTGCCAACAATTTCTTCAAACGCAACACCAGTGCGAACAGCAATGAAGTTCAACTGGATAAAGTTGATAGAACGTGCTGGTTTGATATAGATATCACCAACAAACTCGTTTCTATCAATTACTTCAGGAGTATTATTAGTAGTGTCACATATTACACGGAAATCATAGATACCACGACGACCTTGTACGTCTCTGAGGAATGGTTCTACAAGTGCTACGAATTGTGCTCTTGTAAATTCATCGTTGAACTCAAATAGTGAGTATCTGGCTGCTCTTGCAATTGCTTTTTCAAGAACAATAAACAATCTTCTTACGTTGATACGGTCAAATGCTGATGGTTTAGCAAGCATTGTTTTATCACCATAAAGGATTACACCTTCACCTGGGAATGAAACAACTGGATTTACACCTGCTACATATAGATCGTCTCTGTTACCTCTATTTGGATTCCAAGCAAGTTTAACAGCATTCTTAATATGACCTCTATTGAATCCTGCTGGTGAGAACCATGGATCACGTTCAAAGTCTGTACGAACACAAAGACCAGCAATGTCACCATTTAGTGGCAACCAACGATATACATTGTTATACTTGTCAAACTGATATTTCCAGTTAGCGTCCATAACAGCATATGATGATGAATTAAATGCATTTCTTGTTGATACGATATCAGTGACTTCGTTGCCATAGTTATCAACAACATCATCAAATTTTGGTGAAATGAATGCAACGCAATCTCTTCTTGATTCAGCAATATTATCAACAATATATTTTGAAACTGTTGTATTTGCTGCACCGGTAACAATCAATGATATATCAATTGCTTCTGGATTTACAAATTCGTCATATCCACGAATCAAGTCTGCATCAGTTGGTAGACCATTTGCACCATTTTTTAGAGATGCTGTATATTCATTGAGACCTTGTGAATAATTTGTATTTGATGCTGGAGTACCCCAGGTTGTTGTATTTGATACACCATTTGAATCTAGTGCTTTATTAATAATGTATATATATCTTGATTTGTCGTTAATAACACTTACATAATAGTTTGATGAACCATCGTCATTTGTAGCATCAGATGCTTTAGATACATATGGGAATTTTTCAAGAACAGTATCGGCTACACCACTAAATTTACCATCTTCATCAACAACGATAATATGCATTTCATCGTTGGCACCCATCTGATTTGATACATATGCTGATGTGCTTGTAGGACCATTAAATTCTGCTGCATATAACCATGTGGAATATGCAACTGAGTTAGATGATGCCCATAGAGATACTTTTAGTGAGTTACCAAGATTGCCTGGATAACGAGCGGCAAACATACCATATGAATTTGCTGCTGATAAATCGTGATAATTGATTTCATAGTCATTTCTATTTTGAATTAGAAGACCATTTGCACCATTAGCAACTGCGTTCTTGGCAACTGTATTTGAAGCAGCACGAACAACACGAAGATTTCTGGCATATGATAAGAAATTTGCACAACTGAAAAATGATCTAAATGTATTAGCGTCAGGTTTACCGAATATATTTACAAGTTCTATTTCATTACCAATAGATTGAACTGAATTCATTGGTCCCCATACGAATGGACCAGCAAAAGCTCCCTCTGTTGTACCAACTGCTGGTACAATTGTTGTCAAGTCAATTTCAGAAACATTTACGCCAGCACTTAATTGAAATGGCATCTTCTATACTCCTTTTTTCAAGGTTATTGTTTTTCTAGTATAGTATTTAGAATTTTGATGTTTTTTACAATTTGTGCTTATTTGAGAGTATGTCAAATTCCAAATTGTCAAAAACATACCTGTTTTGACGACTGTTTACCCATGCTTCTTTGATATCTCTTAATTCTTCTTCCTTGTCAAATGGATCATCCACACCATTATCTACAATACCAAATGGCACTATATCTTGATCCATAATATTCAATTGTTCTTGTTGGAGAGCACTGCGAATGTCGTTATTGATGTTTTCTTTAAAGTATCTTTGACCTGTTAACCAGCCAAAATGAACGAGTGTCATAGCCAAGTCGTCATTATTACCTTCTTCAGCTTTAAAAGACTGTTTATTGACTGAAAATGTCATCAATTCTTGAATGGTATCATAATCATTTAATATTAGTTTATCAGATTCAATTAATGTTTTAAGATTGGCACAACCAATAGCTTTGGTCTGTTTTGATGTTTTGAGACCATATGCAATCTTTTTCTTGAAGCCTGGTGTGTGTTGCTGCCCTTGTTTGCCTTTCAATTCAATTTTGATTAGATTTTCATAAGCAAGTTCGTGATGTAGAATATCAGATACCTGAAGGCCAATAGAGTTGATTTCTACCAGCACAAATGCATCATTGTAAAGTCTAGCCGCTTGTAAAATTAGGGTAGGGAATATAAGAGGCTGTATATTATTATTGCGATATTTGGCTACCTGTCTATATGGAAACTGTGTAACATCTATGATTGAAAATGTAGAATAATCTTGATTCAATCCTTCAGCCACATCAACCGTCATAACATAAGTATGATTTGGTTCTGGATCTTTGAATATATGAAAACTGTCGCCCATATCTTTGCGAATTGGTTGTTTAGATATCATTGCTTTTAGTTTATCTGGTCTTATAAGTGTATTTGTAGAGCCTAAAAATTCTACATTATATTCCTGATTAAATTTAATTATATCATTACCTAAAGTTTGTAGTGTTTCATGATACCATTTTTCATCATTACCGGGTACCTCATGCCATTTTACAATAATAGGATTATAACCATTTTTTTTGTCTAAAGCTTCTTCCCATAGTTTGGCATAGAAATTTAATCCATTTGGTGTACTCACTAGAATAATTTTTGTTTGTTTACCTGAAGTAATTGTTGGAAGAACTGAAGCTGAAAACTGTTCCCAATTATCAATGAACGCACATTCGTCAATATAAAGAAGAGAAATTGTATAACCGCGAATTGCGTCTGATGCTGTTGCCGCTGCTATAACACGAGAATTATTTTCTAACACAAAACTGCCTTTATTGAACTCTAAAATTCCTTGTTGAAGCCAACTTGGTAAATTTTTATATCCTAATTGAATAAGACCTAATAATTCTCTAGCAGTTTCTCCTTTATTAGCTAAAAGAGCAACAGTTTTTTCGTCATTGAATAGAATATACCAAAGAATATAACCACATACTGAAGTAGATTTTCCTGATCTTCTGCATGTTGTTACAATAGTTCTTCTTCTTGCATGAAAAGATGTTACCATCTTCTTTTGATAATCACGCAAGTTAATACTAATTAGTCCTTTATCAGCATCAATTACTTTAAGATATTTTTCTATAAAATAAATAGGATTTTTTGAACATTTTTCTATCTCTATTATTTGTTCTTCTGTAAATGATAATTTAATCCCCGCTTTTTTAAGAAGAGGACTACCTTTATATGTTTCTATCATTTTTGTTTTTTCAATCCTTTATTCCAAGGAATTCTACCTTTTGCTGCTAGAGACAAACTGTTTAAATGACTTCATTTATGAGGACTTTCATATCCAGTTTCTTCTTCTGAAGATTCTGGTGACATTGGTTTCATATGATAATGTTTAGCAATTTCTGGAAAATGATGATGTAAAATATCCAAATGCTCTGCTGCACGCTTTGGATTTTTTTCTATTTCATTAGCAGTCCAATGTCTTTGAAGATTGTGCTTTTCCCAAAAATTACCAGGTATTGCTTTTGGTACTTTACCGTCTCCAAAATCAGGATGATCAATTTCTCTAAAATTATCAAACTGACGTTTTGCTTCATAAGAAAAATCAGCAATTTCATCTGGATGATTTACTGCTGCTGGTTTTTTTGATTTGGATAAATGTTTAGAAAAATCATATACTTCTAACATAAATTCTTTAAATGACTTCATTGCTTATTCTCCTTAACCTGTTTAAGTAAATCTGCTGTGGTTCCAACAAAAACTGCACGTTCTACTGCTATAGCACCTTCTGGCTGTGATGGCTTGCCACGAATTTCTTTGAGATCCTTAGTCTTCTTTTGTAAATCATATAAATCTTTGGTTACATCAGCAATTGTCTTAATCAATGTAGCATAAACTTCATATGTTCTGGGATGTTCACTTTGTCTAGCCAACTCTTGCATATCATCAATAGCCAGATTACCTTTGCGAATTAATTCTCGAAATGTGTTTCGACTAAGTTGATAATCAGATTCTTGATCAGGCAAATCTATACCAACAAGATCCTTCTTCTCTTCTGGAGGAAGAACTTCGATTTTGTTTTCTATACCCAATGCTTCTGATAATGCATCACTTGTTTTTGACATTACTATTCCTCAATATTTGGAAATTCCTCTATTTTTTCGGTATATCCAAAATCATCTCCAGGTTGTGCATCAATTGGATTTGGATCTACTGTTATCTTAGCCAATTTGAGTGGTGATGCATCAAAACTGACGATTGTATATGCAGCATTAGTTGATACTGCTTTAATTGGTCCATTTGTTTTCCATGTACCTTGAGCCCCACCAATCATGAGTTTTTTTGATCCATAATCCCATTGTGTGACTTTACCATATGCTGTTGCTGTATCATAATTCGGTCCTTGATAAACTGTATCAAGAATTTGGAATGTGCCATTATTACCAATATCTGTATTAATACGAATTACATTACCAATGACAAGTGATGGATCGTTGAATATATTGGCAATAGACTTGCGAATGATCTTTGGTGTGCTGATAGGACCAAAGAAGTATCCTTTGAGTGTAAAATTGAATGTCCAGTTTACATATCTTACTGTGTCAAAATCACCTTCATATGATATGTTATTTGTTACATTATTAAGAATGATGGGTATATCTTTCAGAAATCCCAACTCAGTTACAGGAGTTATTGTCAGTGTAAAATCAGGATTGAAATATGGCATAATCTGTTCGGCTATATGATTACCGTCATCTATTGTTTTAGCATAAGCATTTAATTCAAAGTTAATATCATATGGTACACCCATATACTGTGATGATACACGAGATGCATTATCACCCTTGGCTACTCTGAGAAGTGAATTTTGTTTTCTAGATACATCATAATTTATACCAGTGATTTCAAATGACATTCTAGGCAAAATGTTCTGCATTTCACGAAGAACATCAGGATCAGATTCTAGACGTGTTACAAAATGATCTTTAGGACCATATACAATGGGCACCTTCCATCTTTTGATTTCGGTGTCAGAATCTTTCTCTGTACGAATCAAAGCAATATTGTTGAACAAAGTTCCAAAGATTATGACATATTTGCGCAAAAGTTTATAGTAAAAATGTTGATCAGATAGCATTAAGGTGTTCCAAACGGATTTTTCTCTGAGAAGTCAATATATGTATTGGCTTCGTTTTCTATTACTTTGTTATCAAACAAATCATAATATACAGGTGCACTAAACTTATCGGTAGTTGTTACTGTCATTGATACATTAGAATCAATACCTATAATTGTTGCACTGTTAGCGATAACACCTTTGATTGTGTTAAGTGATATAACTTTGGCATTTGGATCCCAATCAGAAACTTTTGCTGTAGCAGTAGCATACGCTAAATTGCTGCCTTGATATACAGTTTCACCTATTCTGTAGTTGCCAGAACCAGATAGATTGAGTTGAACTGTATAAACATAACTGTCTGGTATCTGGTCAATATCATCAATTCCTGTATTCATGTTTTCATTAGCATATCTGAAGTTCTCACATCTCAATTCGTAAATATATGGATATTTTCTACCAAGTGTGAAGAATAGCAATTCATCTTCAACAAACTTGATTTCAAGAACTTTATTCATAGCAGGAACATATAATAAATCACCTTCACGAGGTCTAATTGCTATTGAAGATGGTACATATCTTTCAAATGTTTTCTTTGCTATAACTATATTTGTGTTTTCATGAATTTCTAGGCCAAACTTAGAGAAGAAATCTCCATCACCTTCATAACCATCTACGTTGGCAATATACATTTCCATTTGATAAGCACGATCAAATTTTGATTGAATGTTCTCACCAAAGATTTGATCTGTTGTGTCCCATGATTCACGAGGCATATAGAAAATATCGTGACCACAAATACGAATAGATTCAACTA